GGCAGATTTCCGTCTCTTCGAACGAAATCAGTCCGGTCGCGCATGAACACGACGCGCCGAGGGCTAGGCAACCAGCATCAGTCATTTCGCCGCAGATGGAGGCCGATCGTGGATGGGGGATTGGCGAGGTGCTGCTTGTGCGGCGAGCCGATTGTTCCGGGGTCGGAGTGGCACCTGGATCACACGGCCGACCGACGCGGTTACCGGGGCGTGGCCCATGCTCACTGCAACGAGTCGGAAGGAGCTCGGCGCGGCAACGCGATGCGCGGCATTCGGAGGTCGAGGAAGTGGTAGCCACGATGACCGATCTGGTCATGCCGCGCATCTGCCATGTCCCCGATGCGGTGGACTGGTCGATCGGTGACCACGCGATCGAGTGGTGCCGCGAGCACAACCTCCGGCTGGATCCCGAGCAGGAGTTCATGCTCCGTTCGATGCTGGGCGTCGACGAGAACGGGCGCTGGCAGTCGTTCGAGTTCGCCTTGAGCGCGCCGCGCCAGAACGGCAAGGGTGAGGTGCTGCTGGCCCGTGAGCTCTACGGGATCTTCGTGCTGGACGAGCGGCTGATCATCCATTCGGCCCACGAGTTCAAGACTTCGGCCCGCCACTTCCAGCGCCTCGAGAAGGCGATCCGCGACAACGACGATCTGCTCGCCAGGATCGAGCGCTCGGAGTTGGGGTCGATGCGTCTGGTCGGCTTCCGCTACTCACACGGTGACGAGGCCATCACACTGCAGGACGGGTCGAAGATCGAGTTCCGCACGCGGACGAAGTCGGGCCTGAAGGGTGTCGACGATGTCGCGGTGCTCGTGCTCGACGAGGCGCAGATCCTGTCCGAGTGGGCGCACGGCACGATGGTGCCGACCTTGCGCGCGTCAACCGCGGAGCGCGGGCCGCAGCTGGTCTACGCCGGCAACGCTCCCGACCAGGACAAGGACGACCACGCGATCGTCTGGACGCGGGTGCGCGAGCGCGGCATCGAGGCCGAGGAGGATTCGCTCGTCTACCACGAGTACTCGCTCGACTTCGAAGGACCCGAGGAAGTGCCGGAGGAGGTCGCGCGCGACCCGAAGGTGTGGCCGACGGTGAACTGGGCGATGGTCAGGGGCCGGGTGACGGAGAAGCACATGACGAAGGAGATCCGTTTGCTCGGCTGGCGGCAGTTCATCACTGAGCTCCTGAACGTGGGTGACTACCCGGACACCGACCTCGTCGGCAACTCGGAGATTTCGCAGGAGAAGTGGATGGCCGGGGAAGACCCGGAGTCGGTGATGGTGGATCCGGTCTGCCTCTCGTTCGACGTGTCCCCCGGGCGGAGGACGACGATCACGGCGGCAGGCTTGAACGAGAAGGGTCGCAAGATGGTCGAGATGGTCCACTGCCGCGCGGGCACGGGCTGGGTGCCGGAACGGATGCAGGAGTTGTGCGAGTCGCACGAGGTGATCGAGCTCGTCTGTGACGGCTTCGGTCCCGCGAACGCGATCGCCAACAAGATCGAGGAGCAGACCGGCCTGGACGTGCGCCGCCTGAAGACGGGCGAGTACGCGGACGCCTGTGGGCAGTTCGCGACGGCCGTCGAGGAGGACGACCTCGCCCATCTAGGCCAGGACGAGTTGAACACTTCGGTGCGTGGAGCTCGCACGCGCCCGCTCGTCGACCGCTGGGCGTGGTCGCGTTCCAAATCGAAGACGGACCCCGGCCCCGTCATCTCGGCCTCGATCGGGCTGTGGTCGGCCATGGATCGCGACATTGCGAACAGCGAGGTGATGATCTTCTGATGGCGCTCATCTTCCGGCGCTGGTTCTCCTGGCGTCTTCTCAACCTGGCGCGGATCGTCTACCCCTCCAAGACGACGCAGCGTGTCTGGCAGATCATCGAGGTGCCGCGTCGGCTGTCGGAGCAAGAGGCCGACGATCTCGCCGCTCAGGTGGTGAACCTCTGATGGCAATCAGGTATTACGCGATGATTCCTGTCGTCGGAAAGATGGTGCGCGTCCCGCGCTGGTTCTGGCGTCGCAGGAACCCAGGGGCTCCGTTCTGATGGTGAGGGGACTGCTCCTGATCTCTCTCGGCGCTGGACTGGTCGGGGTCGTGGACGTGCTGTGGGGCGGCGTCTGGAAGACGGAGGGCTGGATCGTCGTCTGCTTGAGCGCGCTGGTTGCAGCCCAAGTCATTGAGAGGATGCGCGCATGAGCCTGCTCGACCGCATCCTCGGCCCTCGCCCCGACGTGGGCCAGCCGATCGTCCACCGCGAAGAGGCTCTGCTCGAGCGCGACGTGCAGCCGTTGGAGGGGACGAACATGTCCCTCTGGGATTCGATCATCCCGAACTTCTGGACGGAGAACGGGCTCAACGCCGCCGGTCAGATGTTCTGGCCCGGTAACGGCCTGCTCGCGGAGCGCACCTGGATCTCCAACCGCTGCATTCAGATGAACGCGCAGCAGATCGCATCGATGCCGCTGCGCTTCGAGGCACCCAACGTGGCGGACGCGACGGAGCCGATGTGGGTCTGCAACCCGGACCCGCTCTTCTACCCGAACGGCGTCTCGGATGCGATCTTCGCGCTCGTCGCTGACATGTACGGCTGGGGGTACGCGCTCGCCTACATCACGCAGCGCTACGCGAACGGATTCCCGCGCAACTGGACGACGATCCCAGCCCGGATCTGCGAGCCGCTGTGGCGCGACGGCGTGCGCGAGTACAAGATCCTGGGTGGGGACACTCTCGACCCGGCGGACATCATCCAGATCGACCGCAACCCTGGCGCACAGGCGACCTTCCAGGCTCACGGCACGCCGACGATCCGCGCCTACGCGCAGCTGGCCTGGGGCCTGCTCGCCGCCGGCAACGCGGCGCTCGAGGTGAACACGGGCGGAATCCCGAAGGTGGCGCTCAAGTCGCAGCGCAAGCTGGACTCGGCGCAGGCGGAAGCGATCCAGACCCAGTGGCAGGCAAGGACTGCTGCTCGGTCCGGTGCTCCTCCCGTGCTGCCGCCCGAGCTCGACTTCGAGCAGTTGTCCTTCAACCCGAAGGATCTGTCGCTGCTCGAGAACCAGGACTTCAACGCGGTCGCTCTCGCGGCAGCTTTCGGCATCCCTGCCATCCTGCTGAACCTGACGGTCGGTGGTGGCCGCGGCAACGCGAGCCTGACCTACCAGAACCCAGGGATGCTGGGCGAGATGTGGTGGCGCTTCGAGTTGCGCCCGACCGCGAAGAGGATTGCGGACGCGTTCACCTCGCAGGCGCTGCCGTCAGGCCAGTGGGTTTGGTTCGACGCGAATGACACGTTCATGCCGCTGCATCTCGAGCAGGGCGTCACCGCGGGACCGTTCGCAACTGAGGCTGACGATCCGCAGCGCGCGGATGAGGATGCCCCACAGACGCCGGATGCCCCGCCGACAGCGGGGGCGTCACCGGCCCAACAGAACCAGCCGCCACAGCCGCGACTGGTCGGACTAGGGAGGAACTGATGAGCGAAGTTGTGGAAGAGGCCAAGGTCGGACGCGACATCCTCGTCCGCACTTTCGCCGTCCAGGCACAGGCGGGTGACGGCCGCACCATCAACGTGCGCGTCGTCCCGTTCGACGAAGTGGCGGACGTGGCAGATCCGCCCGACTTCAAGCCGTACAAGGAGCAGTTCATGCCGGGGGCGTTCGCGCGCAACGTGCCGCACGCGCACCGGATTCGGCTTCGCTCCGATCACAACGCGCTGGACGAGAACGGTGGCCGCAAGTCCGGCACGTCCGGCATCGTCGGAACGGGCAAGGCGTTGACAGAGACCGCCGGCGGATACGAGGGCGAGTTCCAGTTCCTCGACACACCGGACGCGATGACCGCGCGCGAGCTCGTCCTGAACGGCGGCTACGACGGCGTGTCCGCCGAGTTCCTGCCGATCAGGTCTGTTCGCACCAACGACGGGATCGTGCAGCGCCAGGTCGCGCACTTGGACAGCGTCGCGCTCGCCACCGGTCCCGCCTACACGAACGCCTCGATCCTGTCGCTGCGGGAGGAGCAGATCATGGACGAGTCGATGCAGCCGCCCGCCCCGAACAAGGCGCTCCTCGAGCGCTGCGCGGAGCTCGGCATCGACCTCCCCGAGGGGATGGCGATCCTGCTCTCACGTTCCTACACGGAGATCGCCTGGGACGGTTCAGCTGGCCGCTACGACACGCCGGAGGCGTACTGCTCCGCAGCCGCGCTCGACCTGAACCCGAGCGGGGGGCCGAAGACGAAGGACAACTGCCATCTGCCGTACAAGGAGCCGAGTGGCGAGATCAACGTCAACGGCGTCAAGGCGGCGCTGTCGCGCATCGGCCAGGGGTTTCCGAACGACGCCACCCCTGCGCAGCGCGACTCGGCCAGGGCGAAGCTGGAGAAGATCCTGGCTTCGTACAACTCGATGAGTTCATCTACCTGATCCTCTACTCTTGAACCGCTCACAACAGGCGCACCTCGAGCCAACAGGCACCCCGGCACTGACCGGCACCCCTGACATCGACACCCGCCGCGCAATGTCCATGTCAATCAGTACGGAGGTGTAGCAATGGCCGCATCGACCACGCAGGCGGAACGCCGCCTGTCGATGCTGCTCGACGAGCGCGAGGTCGTCACCGAGAAGTGGGAGGCGTTGAACAACGCGATCAACTCCCGCGAGGGTGAGGACAAGGCGCTCACCGAGGTCGAGCAGGAGCACATTCTGAAGTACCGCGAGCGCGTCACCGAGATCGACTCGGAGACGACGACGCTGACCGGGGACATCTCGGCCACGAACGCGGCGATCGAGGCAGCAAGGACGGCACGGCGCGCGATGGCCGGTGCCGAGGAGGGCGTCGAGCTCGAGGGCGACGGGATCGTCTACCGCGACTTCGCCACCTACGCGCGGGACATGATCCTCACCCGCGGCTCGACCGAGTGCGACAAGATCGCGCAGCTGGCGGGCGGCAACGACATCGTCCTCCGCGCTCGCGAGCGGATGGGTCTGCTGCAGAGGGTCCCGGCGAACACGCTCTCGAGCAACGTCGCCGGACTCCAGACCCCGCAGTACCTCGACCAGATCTTCCAGATCATCAACAAGAACCGGAATCTGGTCAACTCGGGCATGAGGACCTCGCTGATGCGGGGCACGCTCACCTACCCGAAGGTCACCACCCGCCCGATCGTCTCGGTGCAGGCCTCGCAGAAGACGGAGGCAGGCAACCAGGGCATGGTCGTCGACTTGGTCACGCAGACCGCGTCGACGTACCTCGGCGGCGGCGACCTGTCGTGGCAGGCGATCAACTGGACGACGCCGGACGCGTTGTCCCTGTGGTTCGACCTCGCCGCGGCCGACTACGCGCTGAAGACGGAGCAGGACGCCGCCAAGGCGGTCACCGACTCCGCGT